AGGCTAAGCGCAAACGCAAACCGCGAGCCAAGACATCGGCTCCTCGATTCGCCCGCATGCTCAATGACCCCTGTAGCGCCTCCGTGGAGCCAGGGATTTTCGGCACTGTCGAAGGGTACACAGCGAAATTTAATTCGTCGTACCTGGCTGGCACCGCCGGTAGCACTGCAGGTTACATCCTCTGGTCCCCGAATTACACTCCCAAGGCGCCTGTCCTGGGGGGTGTGGTTAACATGGTGGGTGCATTGACGGCAACGTCAGCCACCACATACGTTAACACCGTCGCCGCCCCGTCCTACACTGGAGCCCTGTTCGGGGCCACCGGAGTATTCTCGGCAGCGGATCCGGCATCCGGCTTCGTCTCAGGTACTACCTGTGACGACGCACGCACACTAGCAGCGTGCATGTCTATGATGTACACCGGTAAGCTTCTCGATGTCCAAGGCGAGATCGCCTTCATCGAGAACTACCCAAATCAGGGCATGGGAGAATCCGCCACCCCCAGCGTTGATCAGTTATTTTCCAACGCGTCTCGGGTGGAGAGATTGGGAACCGGCAAGTACGAGGTGAAGTTCCGCCTGGACGAGAACTCACACGTGTTTGCGGATGAGGACACGGGCCCGATTCACATTGGGAACCCGGGATCCACCTCAACCACCCTCCCCACCTACACTAGAGCCATTACTCCTTCGTGGATTGGCTTCGCATGGCGCGGATTTGACATCACCAGCGCCCCCGCCCTTCGCTTTAGTTTTTCTAAGGCTCTAGAGTGGAGACCTACCGACGCCTCCGGCCTCACTCAGGTGGAGCCCATCAACCTTGGCGGCTCATCGTTAGCCGCCACCCAGGGTTGGTTGGACCGCAACATACCTGAGTGGTGGAACAGGAGTGTGGACACCGCCACCGCCGTTGGGTCGCGTTTAGCCGGATTGGCACTATCCGGGTACGTGGCCCGCCAGCGGTCTATCCGCAATTGAAGGCGTGTCCCGCCAGCGACACGGGCGGCCACAGCTGGTCCCACGGTTCGAAAGCCATCTGCTTTCGTTCCACCCTTACCCCTGCGGCGCCGCTCTAGTTTCATAGGGCCGCGGGTGAAAAGTCGTTCGAACAACAAGAAGAAGGCTACGAACGCCGGAGTGAGATATATTACCTCCGACACAGTCTCATTTAACCCTCCTGTGGCTACCGTGCATTTTACGAATCCGCAGCGTGGGGTTAAATATCGGCGCTCTATAATACCGGTCCACACGGACCTGTAAGCGTCGGTTACAGTACATATTGTCCCATAATGACTTGGCAACCCCCCTTCAGTTTCTTGGCTGAGCTGGAGGCACAACCCCTTGTCATCCACAACTGTAACCCAGTGATCCAACTGCCCATGGAAGCCACACCCCTGCGCTAGTAAACGGTAAACGGTAGATTGTTTGCAACAGGTTTTCGAACTACAATCTGCCGCCCGTGAACGCCAGCTCCACGGAGATTGGGTGGGTGGGGAGTACTTTCAGCATTGCTAACCGCATGCATTTCGAAAGATGCGTCAGAAATCGCCATATAGATATGAAAGTACCCTCGCTTGGTGCGTGCTCAAACTACACGTCCCGTCAAGCAGAAGGCGACCGATCTGGAGTTAGTCCATTTAATTCTTAGTTTACAAATGACGACGACTACAGCCAAAAGTAAGGGAAGAGTGGCCCCGGTAAAAACCTCCGCGAAAGGGAACGCAAAGAATACCCCGAAGTCCAATAAAATTGGCAAAAAGGCAGCGAAAGGGAACGCCAGGAATACCCCTCCAGTCAAAACTGGAAGCGGGGAGGGTTTCGACACCCTCCCTTTCCCTGAAATAGGTCAGGGACCTTTTGAGAGTGACGCCTGTCAGTACGACAACTGCAAGGTGCACCGGGCTTGCAAGAAGGGGGTGAACTGCCGACAGTTGACCCACTTTCACAAGTCGGCCCCCCTTCAAGGAAGGGCCAAAAGGATGGCTGAGTTAGCAGCCAAGCAAGCAGCGGCCCAAGGTAAGTCCGCTAAAGTGAAGAACTTGTGCCGCCAGGTGAGGTGCAAGTTGGAGGCCGTGGACTGCCCTGATCTGTCGTGTCACACGCACAAGATCAAGGAATGTCGCGAGCATTCTCCCACTCCCGAGGACTTGATTGCCGACGCTCTAGAAGAGCTGAAGCACGGTGAAGGCCCCGAGCGGTTAGATGGAACCGGGAGTGACTTCAAGTCCCAACAAGAGGACATGGAAGCCGAGCTGAAAGAGCTCGCACGGTACGTACCAGCAGGGCAGGTGGCGATCGTTAAAGAAGCACTGGAAGAGTTGAAGCAGGTAGAACACGCTTCCCACCAGAGCGCAGCAGCCCAGGTCACCAACGATATCATTTTTAAGGCCCAGCCTACCCGAAAGGAGTTACAGAAAACTGTGAATGATAACGCGCCCACCCTCGCCGAAGAGGAAAACAGGCTTGGTTACCCACCCAGCGATTCCGGATCGTTGGTTACGGATTCGGGATCCGAGAGCGACAGTGGTCGCCCTGAATACTCCCTCTCAGGATTAGATGAATCGGACTTTGAGTCCGAGCCAGACCGCCCGGAACTAGGCAGAGGAGTGTCTGACGCCCCTGTGGCTCCTCATCTATCCCCTTCTCTCTCCCTCTCCAATCTCCCAAGCGCCCCCTCAGCTTCATATCCAGGTTGGTCACTGCAAATACCAGCCCCTCTTCCACCCCCGTTGAAGAAGCCCCACACCCCTCTACCAACTCCTAAGCCTCCCACTCGGGAGGTTGTGATCTTTACTAATCCCCACGATGATGGAGACGTTCCACGTCCCACCTTCGGTGTGCGAGTCAAATCTTGGCTAGCCACACACACTCCTCTTGCTAGCAAGAAGGAGTATGTGATGAGGAATGAGGAGGGGTCAGGATTGTTGCCGGAGTTCGCCATTGCGGACCCGCAATATATGGAAGGGTTGTTGTGGTTTTGGCAGTCTGAAGATAAGACGACCTCGTCCGCCTTCAGTTATGTCATAGACTTTGTTAACAACCGGTACAAGTGTGCGAAGAAGTGTCTGGTATACTCAGACTTAGTTGATGAGGTGATGAACAACCCGAAGTTGTTCTCGATGCGGCAATTAGAGGATGAAACCGATGTTGTTGGTAAGATCACAGTCATGCGGGTTGACAGTTTGATGTCCAGTAGCAAGAAGTTTGGGGAGAGTAGCGAGTATAGCAAGAGTATACTCAACGACACCAGGACTCACATCCTGAACCAAGTCCTCGTCAGAGGCCTGCACCAGCGTATGGCCGCCAGTGCAGCCGGAAAGGACACCGTCACCAGGATACCTTTTCGGTTAGGGGAGCGTTTGAATCCACTGTCACCCCGCGCCCCCCGTTTAAAGTTGGCACCACCGAAGCCACTAGTGCAGCTAGGTTTCGGTACAACGAAGAGTTCGTAGTGTCCAGAAGGGGTGAGAGTTTCTTTAGCGAGGGACTCTTAAACTTTCCGGCTCCTACTCCCGAGGAATTGCCCTTTCTGAAACTAGATGGTAGTTATCACACTGCCTTTGGTTTCGGAGCTTCCCACAATGGGGAAGTCTTCGGGAATACGGACCCGAATGTGAGGTTAGCAGCCACTAGGTTGTTTAAGAGCCGGTTGCCCACCATACCCGGTTTCGAACCTTACATGCATCAGCGCCAACATCAATTCATTTCCACCCACCAACCCTTCTTCACCAATCTGGCCAATACGTACGCCAGCCACTTTGAAGAGTACAGCACTGCAGTTTACGAAGCTGTGGAACACCACGGAGACCCGCACCCAAAAGC